ATCTTCACACAATCGCCTGTCACGGTATCCCTGATATATATATCGCCGTTAATGTTAAACACCACCTCAAGCTGTCCTTCTTGAATAGCCTTTTTTATGTCCACAGGGTCAATTGGTTTACTCATCTATTGTCCTCCTCGATCACACACAGCATCGCCCTCCATATAGCGGATGGCTTGCACAGCAATATTTTTCGCCCATTGGTCAACGTCCCTGGATGTTTGTATGTGGCGTATAGCGCATTCCATAATGTCATATCTACGGTTCTTTTCTAGCATCCTTCCGGTAACAGCTGTATAAGCATTCCCACATGGATGCTGTGCGGCATATCTCGCCCCATCCTGCCAATCGTCAGGCATCATGTCAAAACGCACCTTCATCACATTTCCATTGTTGTAGGAATTGAACCCATCTCGCCACTCCTCTGACTTACCATTCCATTCATCGTCTGTCATTCGCTGTCCTCCTCATCAATCACCAACGGCAACACCAACGGACAGGCAAGTGCGATCAGAATTACTTTAATCAGGTCTGTCATTCGCTGTCCTCCTTCGCCCAATGCCTACACCACCCTTCATGGCACTCAACATAGCCTATATGGTGTCCGTCCACTTCGCAGTGCAAGGAGCAAAACAAGGTTTCCTTGTTCCATTCTCGGATGCAGTGCCGACAGTTGCAACAGACCTTGCCGTTTTCTACGCTCATGGCTCGTCCTCCGCTTCTACGATGGTCGGAGCATCCATGACTAAACTCTCTGCCACTTCATCACGATCACCATTGTTATACCAACCTGCTTCTTCCATTTCATCAAACAGTGCATCCACATCCACAAGCCTGCCGTGCTTGTCGGGTAGTGCGACAAGTGGACAAGCATCCTGTCTCCCGATGCTCAAGCACACAACTCCGCTAAATGGGCAGACACAATCATCTTCATAATCGTCATATTGCTTGATTTCGCAATCTATGCAACTCTCAGGCATCTCCATGCCCTTCACGATGATGCTACTCATATCACCACCCCCATCTCTTAAACATTTCCAGATAACTCGCTCTTTCACTCATGGAATATACGGTCAAGTCTCCAGGTTTCATGTTGGACAGGATTGTCGGGTAAAACGCTCCGCTATCACTGCCCCATCCCTCATCTATCAGCATCTTTGCCCACAATGCAGATGCAATCGTCATCATGTTCCCATACCCAATTTGGTCACCAAGGCGTTTGACTTCTTCACACTCACGTTTGAATCGTTCTTCGTTCATTCAATCACCCCAATTCAGGTATCCTCTTGCCGCATACACTGCTAACGTTGGGGCTAAATACGACACGCTCCTTGTATCGCCAATGTAAGCGCAGTAGATTATTGCGAAAGCGACAACAAAAGAAATTATAATTCCGATTATTTTCATGATTCTTCTCATTATTCGCCCTCCCGATATGCTTCTGGCAACGGCATCCATGCAATGACGGATTTGTGCATCTCTTTGTAATAAGTCCTGATTATCACCACATCACCCCATGCATTGTCGGTTGTTGTGGCTAATATCGCCTGTCTTTCTTCAGGCAACCGCTCCGAACACGGAATCCAGTGCGGTTCTGGCTCGATGGTTGGAGCGTGTTGCAACAAATCAATAGCGTTTTGCTTACAGTCTTTATCAAACTGTATATTTTCTCTGTTCGAATCAGTCAATTCTTCGTAATCCAACGAATCCTGATCCACAGCCACATCATGTTTTAAATCGTCTATCAGCGCATCCGCATCAATCAGCCTCATCCTGTTCACCTTCTTCCATCTTTGCACCACACACCCGACAAAATGGTGATGTACTATATTCCATGCCATTACATACAGAACAGCGGAAACACACCGTATTAAATCCAATTAAGTCTTTCGTAAGTGCCATTTTCCACTTCCCCTTCTTGCGCTGTGCCTGTGCGGACGGCAAGTCTTTTACCCTTTCAGACGCTTTCTTTAAAGCATCATTGCCTTCTTTAAAGAGTTCCTTAGATTCTCCAGTATTCACATCGATCGCTTTTGCATACGTAATGCCAAATTCCACTGCATTAATCGCCGCCTGTCTGCTTATGCAATCGGAAGTTGCCTCTTCTTCCGAAAGTTGCGTCTTTTCTGGCTGTGCGGTCAGTGTATTGACTGCCATCTCCATCGCTTCAATCGTTTTCTTATCATCATCGTTCAGATACGCCGCCTCGCCTGTGGTCGGATCAATCTTCGCAAGGTCGATGTATAACTGTATCCACTTAGCCGCTTCGTTATTCGTCATCAAACCACTCCTCCCTTTTGTCTGCCTGTCCTGCCGCTATCATTGCGCACATGATGAAAACCCCGATCAGGCCGCCGACCATGCCTCCTGCTAAAAATGCCAAAACATGACTCATCCTTTTGTCCTCCAACACCAGAGCAGGAATGTGATCGCAGCCACATAGATCCACCACTGGCTTTTCGTTGTCCAATACAGAACCAATGCCACAAAAGTTATATATCCCATAAGTCACCCCCTCCCGCCCGTCGCACCATCGGGCGGAGTTATTTTGCACCGAATTATGTTGTCAATCAGACACCGTTTTTATTAAGTTATGGTGCGATATTGCAACGGGGTCATCCCGTTTTGCTTAGATTGCCTTTCCCATCTCAGCGAACCATTCGTATATGTCCATCTGCCCGGGGATTTGCGCATCTTCCTTCATGCGCTGTTTTTTATATTCGTTGTATTTCTGCCTATATAAGTAGCTCTTTCCGAATATGTTCCATGCGGCCTTGACCACGTTCGGCTCATACTTCCGGATCAGCTCCAGATCCTCTACAGCCTTGTAGCTTATTGGGCATCCGCAGCACCCGGTCCTTGTGAGGCCATACACCTCATAGGCGTCTGAGTATCTAACCCCAAACCGTTCTTTATACCACTCTTTGTCCTTGTCGGACACGTAATACAAAGGCCTGAGTCTGAATTGATGTGATGCGGTCTCGGTGAAACACAGTGCCGTGTTGTCCTGTCTGGGGACTGATCGCATCCCGCCCTCGTCTCTGCGCTCGCCTGTGATTATCATCTCGTAACCCTTCTGCATTTTGTGGGCCAGATGTTTCTTGCAGTAATCGCAGCACTTTGCGCTGATCTTGAAGTCCGGGGGATACTCTGCAATAAAATCCCTCATGTATTTGCTGGAGTTGATGACCAGCTGGATATTCGGCCTCGGGTCTCCTGCTGCATTACAACAGCACAGAAAGTTGATCAGTGACTCGCAGTGTGGATATCTCTCCCGAAGTTCCTGCCTCTTTGCGTGTTTGTCCTCTGCCTGATCGTATTCGTCCGCGATCGAGAGCGGGATCCCTTTCTTTTGCCATTCAGACAGGCCACCACTCATGATCTTCGACACGAACGGCACTCCGCACATTCTGGTAGCGCGTACAATGTTTACCTCTGGCCTCGCCTCGGTGATTTCGACCCCGTATTTCTCGGCCTGTGCCTTCACATGGTCCTTTGTCGCTTTCATCTCAAGGCCAGTGTTGAAGAATACATATTTGACTTTCGGAAGGCTCGGAGCGATCTTCCTCGCGTTCTCGATCAGATCCATGAGGATGTCACTGTCAGCTCCCCCAGAATACGAACAGATTGCATTCGGATGCTCCCGGAGCCTCGTCATGATGATCCCCATTATTGCTTGAAATTTATCTGGCGAATCTAGGTCTGCATAATCTGGCCTGTCCGTATATACCCGGCTTCTATATTCGCCCTCACTTGGTTTGTTCATTCCAGTGTCTCGTCCTCCACCTTGTACACATCGAGCGTGTCGTCCGTTATCTTGTTGCTGGCAGTATCATACCCAAGCACGAACCCGACAACAGAACCGATCACCCAACCAATGAGCAGGACCGTGATCAATGCGAACAATAAAAGTGTGTTCATAGCTATTGCCCCTCCATGATCTGGTATGCAAGCGCGTCATAATCAGTCCCGGATGGTTTGAAGTTCTGATTCGACTTTGTGGGTCTCTCCTTGTCCTTCCGCTCCCAGTTCCTGACGGCAGCTCTCCAGTCCTTCATCTTGTTTTTGCCGACCATCCAGTTCTTCGATGCGTAGAAGTCGACGAAGGCATCCGCATCGATGTGATGCCCACTCTCGTCGCAATACTGACGCACCTCGGTGGCGGTCGGTGGCACGAAGTGCCCTCTCTTTACATCTTTATCTTTCTCTTTATCTAACTCTTTCTCTTTCTCTTGTCGGACATTGTCCTTTTTTGTCCTCGACTTGTCCTCGATGGCAGGATGGTTCTCCCGGTAAATCCTCTTTTTTACCGCCCAATCCGTCTCCGATCCGACAAGCCTCTCGACCTCAGACATGAAATATGTCCCGTCGTCTAAGACCTCCATCATGCCCAACTCGGAGAATACCTTGATCGCCGACCGCACTATGTCCACATTCGTGTCCGTCAGTGTCGCCAGCATGGTCTCTGAGTACGGGATCTTCTCTGAGAACCGCAGGCTCCCATCATGATCAATGCTCTCGCACAACAGCTTCAGATAAAAAAGTATGTAGTCCTTACCGTTCGGCATCGCCTCGATGATCCGAATATCATGTCTTTTGAAAAAGTCCCGTTTCAGTTTCAACCAGTAATACCTCTTGTCACTCATTGACTTCCCTCAATCGTCAAGGTAGTTACGCCCGAAAATCCTCATAAACTCTGCCCGGGTGTGTGCGCGCTCGAATGCCTGCTGCCCGGCCCGCTTCAGCTGGAGGTTGCTCTCATAGTCACGGTGGACGGATCGCGGCCCCTCCCGGTGACAATATGGACACAGCCACACCCACAGTCCGAAGATCTCGGAGTTCTTGCGATCAGGCCCGAAGAAGACGTGATGCCTCTCCAACGGTCTGGACCGTCCGCACATATAGCACATCTTGGTCAGCTGCATTATCGATTTTGCCATTTGCTTTTCAGCCTTTCTATTTCGGCAGGCGGGAGCGTCTCGATCTCCAAGTCCGATGCGATCCCGACGATCCCGTCTATCAAGATGCTCATCTCCCGGGCGTCATATTCCGAAGAACCCTTGAACACCTTATAGTGAGTAAACTCTTTCCCATCCACATGGCCTGTGCCGACTTCTTCGTAGTATTTGAAGTACCCGGCGACGTTTATGTCCGACAGGACAGAGACGATCTCGCTCTGTCCGAACTGTCTGAGCGCATCAAGATACACAACGTCCTTGCTGATCCGCAATGCGTCGGCGATCTTTCCGATCAGTGCCCAGCAATATGCATTGGCATTCAGAGACCGTTTTTCCCTGTGCTCCTTAATGTCAAACAGCTTGTCCCTGTCCTGCTCGAACAACCATTGAATGAGAGCCTGAGGCTTGCCTGTCAATGGAACGGCAACTCCTCGTCGATGTTATCGGGGATGTTTACCCATCCCTCATCCGGGGCGGGGGCAGCGGACTCGGTCGTCGCTTTCTTGCTCTCGGCGAACTCCTGCTCATCAACAATCACGTCGGTGGTGTAGACGGTGTTGCCTTCTTTGTTTGTGTACTTGCCCGTCTGGATGTGCCCTATGAGCGCGATCTTCGTCCCCTTCCTGAGATAGGCGTTGGCAAATTCTGCCCTCTTTCCGAATGCCACGCACGGGATAAAGTCTGCCCCGTTGTCCTTGCCGTATCTATCCACCGCCACGGTATATCTGGCGAACGGTGTCTCGCCTGCCCGGAAGTCCGGATCGCGGGTGAGTCTTCCCATCAAGACCACCTTGTTCATGCCTTGCACCTCTCTTTCCATTTGTCCCAGTCCTTGATGAGGACTGAGTGATTGTATTCGCTGATATTCTCGAATGTGTCCGCTTTCACCATCGCAAGCACCTTCTGCGGATCGAGGCCGTCCGTCTCGCACCGTTTCTTCAGTGCCTCGCCCTTGAGAGTGCCGATCGGCTTTGCCCTGGTCCCCTCTGACCTCGCGTCTGCCTCCTTGCGATATTCGTCTGTGTCGGGATCCTTCACGTCATCGATCAGGAACAATCCGTTCAATGCATACTTGCGAGCGTAAGAGGATGAGGCTCCAGTGACCTGTCCCTCGTCCATGCCCTTCTTGGCGTCCGGTTCCCGCGCAAACGCATCAACAAACACGCTTTTCCCGTCTGGTGCGGTGAATGTGGCGGTCGCCTTGACATATACCCGACCGCCGACCTCGACGAGATCATCTGTCAGCACCAGAAGGCATCCGGTTTCCTCAAGCAGAGGTTTGACCGCTGTGAGGATACTCTCTGCATTTCGGTAGTAAAAACCGCCATATTTGTTGTAGAGATTCTTTGGTGCTTTCAACTTGTTCTGGATTTCGATCAGTTCCTCCATGCTGGCCTCCTTACTTTATGATCATGCTCATGCGATCCTCCAGAACCGCTCCGGGAACCGCATCGCCTGCCTTCAGGGCCTCCTTGATCGCCATCTTTCTTGGCGAGGTGTAAACTATCACGAAGTCCTCGGGGAGCGCGTCCTCGTCCACGATCTGGACGGCCTGCGTCTTTCTGTAGGAGACTGAGCACCGGGGTGTCTTAAACTTCTCACCATCCAGTGACATCTTCAGGTAATTTTTCAGCCACTCCACGCGCCTCTCGCCTGCCTGTCTCCTCGCAGCGAGTGCCTGCTCCTCGTCTTTGATCGCCTTACACTCCGCATTGATCTCCTTAATAAGCAGGACGAGGTTCTCGGTCTTTTCTTCCTTTGCCATCTCCAGAGCGTCCAGAGCGGATGCGTCGATGATCTCGCCCGTCTCCGGGTCGCATCCGTATTCGATGGCATTGAGTATCTGCTGATTAATCTCGAAAAGTGTCATTTGCCCTCCTTTACCTTCAATAATCTGATTAAATGCTGTTCGGCCTGCTCAAGGTTCTCATCACGGACCCTGTGCCAGTTGCCGTCTACGAATGAGCCAATATAGTCTTCAGTTGAATATCGCCAGTCCTCTCCACCATCTCCAAAGATGTTGACGGCCTCATATGACTTCTGAATCTCGATTCCCACATGGGTCTCTGTGTTCATCTGCCGACACAGCAGAACAAGCGTCATCAACTTATAGATTCGTTCGTCCGACATTTTCCTCCTTTCCTTGGCGGGGCATTTCTCTGCCCTTTCCATGCAGTCAGTGCGATTCACCGCCATAGCTCGTCTATGACTCGCTGTGCCTTCGCCCTTCGCAACCTCTCTTCGCCATTCCACCGCTCTGCGCCTCGTAGATTATCGCTGCCTTTCCGTCGCTTTCGATTGAGATGCAGTTCCATAGCTGACTTAGCTATTCCACGGCAAAGCCGTTCAATCGCTCTGTCTTGCTGCGCTTCTCCATCGCTTATCACGCCAATGCTTATCCGCCGCTATTCTCCGCATACTATTCCATGGCTAAACTGTGCTCCGCTATGCCCTCGCGCATCAGTGCTTTGCCCTCGCGTCTCAGTGCCATTCCTTCTCTTTGCTATCAGCGCGATTCCATGGCACAACTTATCCTTTCCTTTGCCAAGCGTCTACGCACAATGCCTTTCCGCTGCGCTACCCCGCAAATCCACGCTCTGCCACTGCAATTCTTAGCGATCGATTCTCAGCAATTCCTCAGCAGCTCATGTCTATTCAATTCCCTTGCCAAGCCAGTCCTTTATGTACCACGCAGATCTACTCCTTCGCCAAGCCAGTCCTTTACGTGCCACTCAGGTCTATTCCCTCGCTGGTCACGACTTGTCAGAGCTGATCCGTTGCGGATTCGGTCAGATGACCTCCCATGTGAACCGCCCCTTGCCAGAGTTCCGCCAGCAACCAAGGCCACGGAGCCTCCCATAGTCGAACCATTCCTCGACCGCCTCCATGTCGGAATCTACCAAGCACTCGACCGTAAACTCTAAGGTCGCGCCGACCGGGATCGTCTCGGAGTTTGCGAGTGAGATTCTCTCTCCCTGTGCCGTCTGTGCTCTCAGGGGTCTCTGACAGTTCCCCATCTCGCCCTCGTACACGAACGGGATCTGTCTCTCCTGCACGAAGATGAGGCCGTCGATCTCCTTCTTGTATGCCTTGATCTTCGAGGACTTGGTTCCTGTGACCTTCCGAAGCATTCCGCAGGCATCCTTCATAAATCCTTTGATCTGGTAGTCCCACATGATCGGGTCGCCATTCTCGTTCCTCGGGAATACGGTCATCGACTTCTCGACTTCCGCATCGACCCCGATGGCCTCAATCTCCTCCTCTCTGCTCTTGGCATCCGGGGCCTTAGATGCGATGTAATCTGAATGAATCTCTGGGTTGTTGCTGGCGGTTCCCAGAACCTCCTCCGTCAGCGTCAACCGAACGCGCATAATGCTCATGCCTTTCCTCCTGAATAAAATGGTGATACGGGGTATTCTTTGCCGTTGGTCACGATCCTGACCTTCTTGGAAAATGGGCACTCCCCGTCATTTAGATATGTATCCGATAAAACTGAGCACTTTTTCTTTCCTCGATATTCGCAGGACCCGAAACACTCCCGGGAGTCTCTGCACGGTGGGAAAAATGCGATCTGATAATTGCTCATGATGTCACCTCAGTAACAGAAATACATTCGTTTACCAACTCCGGGCGGTGGGTCGAGTTCCTTGTATACTTCGCCAAGTTTCTCGTTGCTCTGGTAGATCACCCCAGCCGGGTACTGGCTGCCCTCCTCCAAGAGCATCTTCGCCACCTCCACCGCTTCCGGTGTCGGTTCTTCATAATATGTACCGTCCTTTGTCGGCCCATACTGAAGCGGATCAGTCTGGAACACAACCTCATAGATCGTGTCAGGGAACTCGTCGCTCTCTACGCGATTCAATACTACGGAACCGACTCCGATCATCATCTCTTCCTGACAGTTTCCTGCCTCTGCTGAGATGATGTGAGACAAGACGTAAAGGTCTTCGTCTGTATAGCTCCTCTCTGTCTCTGTCTCGACCGTTCCGACTCCCGCGAGTGTGACCGCAAGGATAACAGCTGCCATGTTCATCAACTCACCTCCCGCATTCTGCGAAGCGGATTGAACACTGCGTCATCCAGCCTCTCGCCGTCTTCCTTGCGGAATCTGACGTTCTGGGCGACCTTCCGCTTGCGGACCGTCTTCTTGGTTCCGTCTTCAAATGCCCGGATGAACATCAACACGCATTCATACAGTCCGACCGCTGTGATCGCGATCTGCCACATAGTCGGGTCCGCATTGGTTCTCAGCAGCAAAAAGAACACCAACACCGCTCCAGCTGCAATAAGTCTGTCTTTCATTTCTTGTCCCCCTTAAATCTCTCTTTCCCCTTACCAAGTAGATCTTCGAGTCTTTCCAGATCGACTGCGCTGATCCGGAGCGGTTCCGTCTTCCAGTGCTGAAGCGTGGACCGTGGGATTCCTGTCCGCCTGTGCACCTCTGCGAGGTTCGCACAGTCAAGGAGCAGCCGCACCCGTCTCTTGACTCGTTCCTCTGGTTTCATCATGTGACATCACCCAGATCATTCTCCTCATCGATCTCATTCGCCAGAAGGATCGGGGTCTCATAGTTGTCAATGATGTCGAAAGCACCCTTCAGATACTTCCTTTTGAGTTTCTTGTAGGACTTCTGCCTGCCCATCTCATCGATCAGGCCATAATTCCTCTTGATTTCGGTGTAGATATCCCTATATACTTTTCTACGGAGGTCCGTGTTGGCGTAAGCGTTCGACTTCTTTCCGCCCATGACCTCAACGCCTTTCCTCTGCACCGCCCTTGACAGGTCTTCTGCCTCTGGCGGGAGCAGAGGATATTCTTCCTCAATATCTTTGAGGTGCTTCTCATGTCTCGCTGATTTCTTCTCAAGGTTCGAAATCTTCCCCGTGTTCTCCGCTATCAGTGAGAAGAGATACTCCGGTGTCAGTGCCTGATTGTTGTTCTCCATTCAGTCCCCTTTCTAAGTTCTGAGCGAACACTACAGAAAAATCTCTGAGTGCGTTCGCAGCTTTCATGAACAGGTCTCTCTGTTTCTTCGGCATATCCGCGATCCGTTCGGTCAGCCAGACCAGACCGCCAACGTTCCCGACGAAGTTATTCGCCATAGCGCAGAAATAATAAACATTCTCATTCAAATTCCTGTTCTGGAGATCTTCGTTCGTGAGTGCCTTCAACTCTCTGATTTCCTCCTCCAACTCGCGCTGTTTCTTATACGATTCCCGGAGTTTATCATTGAGCTGCTTTGACTCTGCGTCATATGCCTTCGCTTTGCTTTTCACCTCCTTGTAATCATCCGGGGCGACCTCAACGGTCTGCGTCTTCTGTTTCTCCAGTGTGGCGATCCTGTCCTTGTAGAATTTGATCTCTCTCATGACGGATGCCTTCGTGACCACCTCCCCTCGTTCCATCGCTTCGTCAATGACCTTCTGGACGACTTCCGGGTTCTGTGCCATCCGCTGGTAGTCGGAGACATCATCCTTTGAGTATCCCATTTCCTCTGCGACCTTTGCTTTTTCGACCCGTGTCGAATTTGCACTTGTGTACTGGTTGCCCGTTTTCTTTGGGATTCTCAAGAGCAACTCTCCGATCTTCTGCTCGGCTGCAATCAGGGCCGTGCTGATCTCCTGTGCCTCCCGGAGCGTCTGATCCCTGATCTCCTGTGCCGTGCTCAGACGGTTGACCGTCTGCAATTTGAGCATATAGGCGTTGAGTTTCGCCTTTCCTACAAGGACGAACTGCGTCAGATCCTCGATCGTTTCGGGCAGCTGTGGTTCCTCTCTGATTGCGATCTCATTCGTGGTATCACCCTGATAGAAGACTCCCACCGGAACATCGAACAAATCGGCAATAGCTGCGATTTTGTCATGTTTCGGAATGTAGCGTCCCGCTTTCCAGTCGGACAATGTGGACGGGCCGAATCCCAGAATCTTTGCGACAGAACTATCTGTCTTTTTCCTTTCATCCCGAAGGCCTGCATAAACCGCATATGATGCGATCGCCTTCTCTGTTGTTGCCATTCTTTTCCTCCTTTCTACTTCTTTTCATTTCCAACGAGATCCGGATAGAAGAACTCAAGCGGGACGTTGAAATATCTGGCGATCAGGATCAGCTTGTCCGCTTTGGGCGTATATGTCCCGTTCTTCCACTCTGTCAGCGTCGCCGTGGAGATCCCTGTCTCTTTTGCGACTTTGTACGCAGTCACATTGTTCTTTGCCAGCAATTCGGCAAATCGTTCGTACACTTTTTCACCTCCTTTTATTTACATAGGCTAAGATATCTTATATAATCGAATTGCGAGAGACGACTACCTAAGTTCTTAGCCATATTCTGCTGTTGCTTAGATTTCTAAGCCTTTTCCAATGTAACACAGCTTTCTTAGTTTTGCAACAGTTAATTTCAGTTTTCTAAGTTTTTGAGGAGGGCATAATGTATTACGAGAATTTCGAGAGATTATGCAAAGAGAGGGGAATCAAGCCTGCGGAAGTATCCAGAGGAACCGGAATATCAACATCAACGCTCACCTCATGGAAAAAGGGAGCGTACACTCCAAAAAGTAACAAGCTGTCTTTGATAGCAGCCTTCTTTGGAGTGTCACTGGATTATTTGATGGGGAGGTCTACGTCGCAAATTCCGAAGGTTCCGGAATGGCAGGACGAGGACGAACTCGAGGCGGAAATGGATGATCGTCCTGATTCTGTATGGATCCCTGTCCTCGGTCGGATCGCAGCTGGATTCCCCAATGTGATAAACGAGGAGACGCTCGGATTCGAGCCGATCGACTACAACCTCGCAGAGTCCGGGAGGTTCTTCGCGCTCCGGATCGCAGGCGACTCGATGGAGCCAGAGATAAAGAAGGGCGCGACAGCTGTCGTCAGATGCCAGCAGGATGTCGACAATGGGGATGTGTGCATCGTGGCGATCAATGGGGACGAGGCCACGTGCAAAAGAATGCAGAAGACGGACAACGGGATCATGCTCGTCTCAACAAATCCCATGTACCCGCCGATGTATTTCAGTTCTAAAGACTGCAAGGAAAAACCCATCACGATCATAGGACGGGTCATGGAGGTGCGAACTAAATTCTAAGGAGGTGCGCAATGCCGAAAGCAAAGAAGACGAAGTCCGGGAAATATCGTGTCACCATATACGACTATACAGACTCCAAGGGAAAGGAGCACCAGAAGACGTTCACCGCAGACACGAAAAGGGAGGCGGAGCGTCTGGCGATCGAGTACAAGGACGGACCGTCCGTGTCGGATCTGACCGTCGGAGAGGCTGTTGACGGGTATATCAAACTCAAAACCGCAGCATTGTCCCCGTCCACCGTCAGAGGATACACCCAGATATATAAAAACCTGTTCGAGACCTCGAGGTTCGGCGGGATCAAACTGGAGAAACTGACCAGCACCATGCTCCAGAGGTTCGTCTCCGATCTGGTCGAGGATGACAAGTCTCCGAAGACGATCCGGAATATTTATGGCCTGCTCATCTCATCGGTTCGGATGTATCGCCCCGGGGTCGCGTTCTCGGTCACGCTCCCCGCCCCGAAGAAACCGGAATTATATACCCCCACGACAGGCGAGATTCAGGCTCTTTTAGCCTCGATCAAGAAAGACCATAATTTATACGTCTGCGTCCTTCTGTGCGCATTTGGGCCTCTCAGGCGGTCTGAGGCGTGTGCTCTGGAATATACCGACATCGACAACAAGAAAAACACAGTCACGGTCAGACGGGCGAAGGTCAAGGACAAGGACCATAAATGGATCGTCAAGGACATCCCGAAGAACTACACCTCTTACAGAACGATCATCGTGCCCTCTGAGGTGATCAAGGCAATCGGCAGAGGATTCGGGCCGATCATCGACGGAGTGTCCCCTGATGCGATCTCGGATCGCTTCAAGGATGCCCTCACGGCCTGCGGTCTGCCTCACTTCCGCCTGCATGACCTCCGTCACTACTCCGCATCGATCCTCCACGCGATCGGGATCCCCGACCAGTACATCATGCAGAGAGGCGGATGGAAAACTGACCATGTTATGAAACGAGTTTATCGGGATACGATCTCGGATGTCGAGAAGGAGATGAACGACAAGATCAACGACTATTTTGCGAAGTCTATTTGACGACCATGACTAAAACCATGACTAGCCTTTTCGAAGAATGGCTTAAATACGGCGTTTGTCGGTCGTTTTAGGCTGGGTTCGATTCCCGTCAGCTGCTGAAAATCAAAAAACCGCATGGTTGAGAGGAATGTCGAGTTTTTCCCTCAACCGTGCGGTTTTTCCGTTGTTCCACATCTCTGCAAAATCTGCCCTTTTAGGCCTAAAATGACCCATTTGGAACTCAAACCATGACTAAAACCATGACTAGAATCAGGCATAAAAAAAGAGGGCGCGGTCTCCCGTGCCCTATACTTAAGTATATTATGTCAACTCACTCAACGCAGCTCCCCAAGTCTTCGGACCGACTTCCCCGTCAACCTTCAGATCATGGTTGTTCTGAAATCCCAACGTGGCTCCGTGCGTCACAGGGCCAAATTCTCCGTCGACCTCCACGCCAATGAGATGCTGCCACAGAGAGACAGATGAACCCGTGTTTCCTTGTTTGATTAGGGGCATTTTAGCTGTCACAAGCCAATAGGTTTTAGGCTCGATCCACCCGTCAGGATGTTCCTCCGCTGCGGAACCACCGCCTGCGTATCTATAGACGTGCTGCCAGCTGCCACGATAATATGGCGTCACCGCGATTTCTGACCCCTGGTCTCCTGTCGCGCTGGATCCATACGACTGACCGCGAGCGTGGACGATCTTCCCGTTCCCCGCATAGAGTGCAGTGTGGCCCGTCGTGCCTGATCCGTGCCACCACAGGATGTCGCCCTTCTGCAATCCGCTCCCGGTGTTGAGGTTGACATTCTTGACCATCTCTTTGAAACCGTACTGGAGCAGGCCAGACATATTCCCGGTATAATTCACTCTGCTGGTGTCGATCGGGATCCCCGCCTGTTTAAATGCACTTATCACCAACGAACTACAATCATAATTCGGCCCCCATCTGTTTGACTGTGAATATCCATGAGTCTTGTCATTTGCGATCTGTATCGCCCACGCGAGTGCGCTCTCTGGTATCGTCATTTATTCGTCCTCATCGTCCCAGTATTTCGCATCGGGATCCTCATCTCCGCTGTTCAGATCGTCTGCCACCTTCTTCAGTTTGCGGGTGATCCATGTCGGCATGGGGATGCCTGCCTGATCAAGGTTCTCACAGACGCTTATGATCTCCATGATACTGATGTAAACAGCGATCCATGCAGGAATGTCGACCGGGAGTGCGATCGCAACGGATATAACATATGCGATCACGATGACCAACATCTCTCCCGATTTTCTGAACAGGCCCGCCCTCATTTTGGTTGAGTCCCAGACGTTGTTTATCGTCGCTTGAATCCATCCGGTGACGATGTCTGCGGTCATCAAGATCAACGGCAGCAGGAGCACCCAATACCGATGTGTGAATGTGATTTCGTTGGTGATGTTTTCCATGATAAACACCTCTCTTTCTTTTTAAAAAAGAGCACCTCAGATGAGATGCTCTGGTTTCTCTTATGCTGTGTACTTCTTGTATGATGCCTGCACCATGCTGTCGTCCGTGGCGATATACACGAGAGTCGTGTTTATGTTGGCATGGCCCATCAACTTCTGGATCTCCTGCACCGCCATTCCCCTCTTGGAGAGGTTCGTGGCGAATGTCCGTCTGAATCTGTGCGGGTGGACGTTGCTCACGCCTGCCCGTTTGGCGACATTGTTCAGGATAAACCGGATCCCGCTTGTCCTGATTGGCTCATGGTTCTTGCTATAGAACAATGCGTCGCCTGTCTCTTTTCTGCTGTGGATATAGGCGAGCAAGTGTTTCATCCCGACTGCGGTCGTGTAGGTGATCCGCTCCTTGTCGCCTTTCCCGTGCAAGATGTGGACGGACAGCGTCTCGACGCTTACGTCCTGCACCTTCATCTCTGCCACTTCAGAGACTCGCGCCCCGGTGGACAACAGGAACTCGATCAGTGCCCTCTCCTTGAGTGACTTGCAGGCACTCCGCAGCGCATCGATCTCGATGTCAGAGAATGCTTTTTTCACTTCTTGATGGCACTTGATCGGTTTGATCTGCGCGATCGGGTTCTTTGGGATGATCTCCTCGTTGACCATCCACTGGAAAAACGCAGACAAGTTCGCTCGCTGGTTCTCACGGGACTGATCGCTGAGACCTCTCTCCATCTCCTTGGCAAGGTAGAACCTCACGTCATACGCATTCATTTCAGTGAATGGTTTGCCGATCAACTCGAACAGTTTCCTGCACGTCCTCACGTACTGGGCAACGGTGTTCTTGCTCTTGCCATCCACGATCAGGCAAGCTGCGTATTGTTTGATGATGCGCTCGTTCCCGCCGTCATATGGCTCGATGCTCGTGCATCGGTCCGTGATCTCATACTCTGCCAGCGTCTTCGCCAGAACGTTCGAGATCAGGCTGACTTGCTCCGGATCGAAGTGATTGATCAGTGTGGTTTCGACAGTTCGGATAAACTCCGTGCGGTAATCTTTGGACATAAAAAAACCTCCTTTGACTAATCAAACGAGGCATGGTACTATGACCTTGCCTACTTGGCGGAGTCGCGCAAACGTTTACCAGACAGGAGCGCGGCTCCTTTTTTATGTAGTTTTCTATGCCCAAATCTTAGCGGAATATTCCTCCAATGTCAAACTCGATTCTTATTTAAATTGCCCTTTAAGTTACAATTCCAGTATCAGTTTCTCCAATATTTCCGTTAATTAACACATCCTTGTAGTTCAGCAAGTCGCTTGTCGCTCCTGTAACATAGCTGTCAAGGTTTGACATTGCAGTTTCATCATTTGGACACCAAACTTCCAACGGAACGTGTAAGTTCTTGCAAGCATTTATAAACTCCGTTGTCAATCCTGTAATGTTAGCGTCCATGAAAACTTCATTTTTTCCATTGGATAAACTGGCAAGCGCAGTTTCTGGCACGGTTGTCCCCATCCCTGTTCCAAGCCACCCAATGCGGGCTGAATTGTCGGCAAGGAATACATATCGTTGCTGTTGCCAACTGAACGAAATCCAACTTACACGCTTTTCCATATGATATTTTTTTACAATGGCTACAAGGTTGTTAATATCGTCTTGTACAAAGTGTGCGTCCTGCTTTAATTCGATATAGGAGTATAATCCCAGTTTTGAACATAAGACTATGAACTCCTCAAATGTGAGGATTTTAGTTCCTGCGTACTGACTACCCTTCCAGATTCCAAAGTCATATGTCAGTGCCTGCGCATATGTGATCGAGGAAATATTCACGGTTTCTGAAAGTGTTGTACCGTCTGCGTTTCTGGCAGTCCTGTTTATGCTTGCATCGTGCAAAAGTACATATACACCATCAGATGTTTTCTGAACATCTGTCTCAACAAATTCAAATCCTTTTTGTTTGGATAATCTGAACGCTGGCAATGTGTTTTCGGGAGCGATTCTGTTATATCCACGATGATTTATGCCTTTAATGTGGATGTTCGTGAAATCGTAGACAACATCTTGGATTAAACTTTCGACTTCGGAAAAATGGTGTTCGATTCTATCGGTCAGTGTCCAACCATTAGCAACCTCCGTTGCATCAGCGATTTCCACTGTAAATTGATACTTTTCTCCGGCTGTTCGCACGCTTGCTGACACGAAATAAAACCCTGAGATGAAGAGCTTGCTATAGCCAGTCCTGTTGGCAAAAGTACTCGCATCAAAAATATATTGTCCGCTTTCTATCGAGTTCAGGTTGATTTGCCACGATTTGTACTTAGTACCGTCATCGGAAACACCCCATAGCAGATACAAGACATTATTATGAGCAAGCGTTGTATCATGTGTCACTCTAACAACTTTACCAGTCAAATCAACAGGTTCAAAACCGCTACTGTTTATTGCATTAAATCCTACTGTTCTCCCACCAGAACTATCATTCACTATTTCACACGTAAATACATTTTTCGTACCATACGTAGCTTCAAAATTATAAAGATTACTGTCAATCCATTGAACGTATGCGGGATTTGTTGGAATCAGGTTTTTGCCAAAATCTTTATATAACACGACATCAGAATTGGTGCGAACATCATTTTCAACATCACTTAAGTCTTCCTTTAACTGAGTTACATCTTCCGACATCTGGGAGTAATCTGCGGGGATGCTGTCCGCAACATCCTGTGCGGTCTGCGCTGCTTCCGTCGCGGTCGCCGCAGCTGCTCTGGCCTCCACCAGCACTCTAGTCGCCTCGTTGTCCGGATCATCGTCAACGTAGTCGTCCGGGCGCGATCTCTCACAGATGTGGATGCGTCCCTCATAGGTCGTGATGCTGGCATCGTCATCGGTCACGACGATGTAAACCCTGAGATCGCCATAAGTCTCAAAAAACTTGTTCGGAATATTTCCTGTGATGGTGTAGGAGTTGTCAGTGTTCTGGGTGATGCTGGCAGGAGTATAGGCCTCTGCCTCGTCGAATCCTCTCGCCCAGTAATGAATCTCACAGGATGTCACTGCGGCAGGGACGACGGCCTCAAAAACGTGGCCCTCGTCATACTGATATGCGTCTGCGGGATCGCTCTCCCGCCTTTCCCCCGTTTTGTAGTTGTGAAGGAAATCAAAAACTAAATTCGCCATTTATTTGCTCTCCTTTATTCTGGCCTCCAGTTCCGCGATGCGTCTCTCCTGATCCTGAATGATCTTGAGCATACACGGGATCAGGATGTTAGCATTCCACATCTCTGCATTGCCTTCGTTGTCATGGTCGACCGCGATGGGCATCTGCTCCGCCACTTCTTCGGAAATGAATCCGGGCACATCCTGCCCGACTTTCTCATCATCCGGAGTCAGGAAATCGTCATTATATTTGAACGTCCTCGGTTTGAGGTCGAGCAGTTTCTTCGCCTCCTCCAAAGCCAGATCCTTGATGTCATGCTTGTACCGACGCGAAGAACTGATTCGGTATATAGTGCCGTACTGGTTGACGCCGACATTGGCTGATCCGCCTGCCGTCCTGCTATACACAGCAGGACTTGCCAGATTCACGTGTGCTCCGTCGTAAGTCGGAGAAATCTGGAGTGCTCGAATAACCTGACCCGTCACAATCTCATGACTAGAATCGTATACGGGCATATCGATATAACACAGCTCGCCATCGAACACAAAGTTTGCACCATCCACCGCTCCGGAGAGTGCTTTGACCCATGTGGTGTCGGTGTTGATATAGCAGACCGGAATCTGGTCGTCCGGATCAATGGCGAGGACGGGATAGCCGAAATCCGGGACGGGTTCTGTCCAGTTGAGAGCCATGACCTTCTGGGTGGAGTTTGTGTTGTACATCGAATAGCTGTCTTTAATGGTGATGTTCGTCGCATCGATGTTCCCGCCCTTGATGACCGTCTCCTCGTCCGGGTTCTCCAAGTCGGAAAAGCGCACGACGCCCTCGATCTGAACACCACCCTCGACCTTCTTGATCCGTTTCAAGACATCCTCATTGGACTGGTCGAGTCTCTTGATCTTTTCTGTGTCGTTCGTCGGGGGTGCTGTGTCATTGCCGTACACCCACGCACGTCCACCATTGACCCGCACCCTCACGCTGTCGCCCGGTTTGCAGTCAACACTGATCCCGCACGGTGTGTCTGTGATGCTGGAGCCTGTCAGCTGCACGTATGCCGTGCTGCCTTCGACACGTGTGACAATGCCTGTGTAGTCCGTGCCAGTCGACTTCTTAATCTCCTTTTTGAATGACTTAAATAAATCCGCCAAACTCGTCAAACCGCAACCACCTCCTCGCTCGTCCTGCAACCATAACCCAACTCGATCGTCTGGGATTTGATCCGGAAGGTTCCGTCGATGCCTACCCTCGGAAGATGCAGGCCGATCATATCAGTAACAACAACGTCCGGGAAAAACCGCCTCGCATAGGAGACCGTTCTCGCCGGGGACTGATTATCTCTGAGAATCCGCATGGCATACTCGCCAAGAGACTCATTGGATCCAATGGAGGACGCTGAGTCCTTCATCCAGACCTGACCATTCCCGCCCCTGGTCTCCCGCCGTGCCACCGTCGAAACAGTGCTCTCAGGGTCTTCATCCATATACTCGACATAGCTGTTCCCGGAAGACACTCGGATGCAATTCGGCACAGAAAACCAGTCCTGTGAGTCTGTCATTGATACCTCGATCACGTCGTTGTATTCAGTGTCAAACGTCTCCACAGGTTCCATGCTCGGACCGCACACGTGGATCGTGCCGTTTCCCTCTATCCTCAACCGCCATCCAATCGCGTTCAGGATCAGCCAGACGACATCCAGATTGGTCATGTCATCCTCTGCCACAATTGCCTCCTGAAGACTCGGGCCGTCTCCGTCCACAACAACGGGCGCGGGGCCGACCTTCAGGAGTTCCGCAGCCATCTGCGCGGCATCGGCTCCAGCAGGAGCATAGAAACCTCTCTGCACGAGGATGTCCTCGACAGGCTTGAGGACGGAATAGCACTCGACGTTGTATGTGATCCGCACTCCGTCGAGTGTCCGCTCTGGCACAGATGCGAGACCTGTGAACAATGCCACCCTCGCTCCACTCTGCTCCTGTCTGGCCTTCAAATAGACCCTGATCCAACACTCTCCCGGGTTCTCTGTCATCGCCAGATCAGCTGACTCCATGAGTCCGTCATCGGTCTTGTCTATCGTTCCAGACACGAAGTCAAAAGACCCCATGTCATTGAATGACATAGGGTCGACTTTCTTCAGTTCGTAGAGTGCAGAAAAACCGCCTCTCCAGTCCATCTCTGCCTCCTTATTCGTCGATGGGGTGCAATGAGTTCCACATATCAAGAGTCATGCCGACAGGCTCGGACGGGTCAATAGCCTTGATCGTCATAGAGTACGTGATCGCTCTCGAATCATACGACTGCGTCTCGTTGATCTGCACATCCGCAGTCAGCGACGATCCGTCCGGTGTCCGCACATGAGCGACGCCTGCATATCCTGCGAGGTCTCTGATCATCAACTGTCTGTCCAGATCATCCCCTCTGACGATTACCGTCCCCGCTGAGAGGTCTCTTGTGATTGCCGGGTTCCAATCTCCCTGAACGGCCCCGCCCAGATACGTCGTCCGCTTGAAATCCTTGTTCCACGTATTGGATAGCGTCAGGTTATACGGCAGCACGATCTGATCGCCGTCTACGTCAATGACGAGGTTGTTGTCCTCAAGGATATCCCCGTCGACATAGTCGGCATCGTACCATCCAAGGCCGTCCGCCGTCGCATAGTCCCCGTTTGATGTAATCGTCACGATCCTGTGACCGCAGAAATCGCCGAAAGCGGGATATGGGTCGACGTAGGTCGTCCCGAACTCCGCGCCCTTGACGATGAGTTCAGGCTGATCAGCGGTGATGCGGTAAATATCGCAAGTATCGCCCTGTGCATAATTGCTCGGAGCGATCGGAGTGATCTTGGCGATGCGCTGCACCTTATCCATAACCACGGTCACGCCCGGTTCTTCTGCCTTGTGCAGCCAGTTGACTCGGAAGGGGATCCTCTCAGTCGCTGTCTGACCATAAACATCGGTCACGGATGCCACAAGGATGTAGTTTGTCCCGTCATCCAGATGCCCGATAAGGTCGTCGACCGTGATCGTGATCGGATTCTCTCCGTACTGGCTGGCGGATGCCACGATCTCACCCTCATATCCGTCGAACGTCGTGTCGTCTGGCCTGTCGAGGTGATAGTCTTCCGCTCTTACTATGGACAGAGATGTCGTCCCACTCTCTCCCGCACCCGTGACCGTTGCGGTCAGAGGCATCGTTCGCAATGGTTCCGTCCATGTGCTAGTCAAACTGTACTCATTAGTCGTTTTTGTGGTCTCTGTTTGGCTGACGATTTCCTCGACATTGTGCAGCGCTTTTTCGTATAGCTCTAAATTGGCCTGCGTGTATTCCGCAGTGTGCACAGTCCCGCTTGATCCAGTCGGCATCCATATTCCGGGGTCAGGCATCCACTGATAGCTATTCGTCATCAACGAGTAGTCAAAAGTACGACTAAAGCTGTCCACCCAGATGCTCACAGGCTCCGCAACATACAGACTCACAGGATCAGACCATGCCGTCTGCAATCCGTTGCTCGCTGTGACTCTGACCGCCAGATTATAGGTCTGACCTGTCACCCACTCACGGTCCACCTCGATGCTCGACTGCGTCTCAGCGTGTGCGATCACTTCTCCGTAGACAGGCTCGCCATTCTCAAATGTGACGAGAGCGATCTCAGCATATTCCTGAGAGGCTCCGTCTCCGCCGAATGCCCACCGGGCAACGAATGTCCCGCCCTCATTGATCACGCTCTTGCTGAGTGTGAGAGCAGGCCTGTCCGGAACCGTGGTGAGGTCGTATTTCACCATCTCAGACCACGGCCCGACGATTTCCTTGTCGTTGCTGTCATCAATCAGCCTGACTTTGAAAAACCACCGTTTTCCGACCTCGAGGCCTGCGATGATCCAGCTGGTCGTTTTCACATCCTCGACACTGTAGTCAGACGGCTCATTTGTGGATTCCCACGCATATTCCTTGTCTGACCAGCTGATTTCCGCCTTAGTCGCTCCTGACCATGACCACTCCCATCCGATCCTGACAGTTCCCTCGTCGGGGCCTTCTTTGACGGTCACGTTTGCGGGAGCAACAGCTGCGATGTCATTGTCCAGAGCGGTCGCCGAACGCATCAACACGCTCGTGAGTGTCGTCCCTGTGTGTGTGCCCACTATCGCATAAGCACCAAAACACGATTCTGACTCCCCGACGATCTCCGGAACATTGACCGTTGTCGACGTCGTGTTGTGTGGCAGAATAGCCACGATCCTGTCATTGCTCGGGTCGTCTGCTGCTCTGTAGAAGATTACCGTCTCAGCTGCATTGCAGGCCGTTGTCTCCGTGATCGTGATCGCAACGTCTCCACTCGTGAAGTTCGGATTCGCGTCGATCGTCGGAGCACCCAGTGCGCCATACTGTGCGACCATAGCGTTCGAGAATGACGCATTGTTGTCATCATCATGCCACCCTTTGACCCTGACCCACAGGCACTCGTCAACGTCAACCACGTTCTCGATGTTCACGACGACCTTGTTCGCTGCACCGTTCGGTTTGACCTCGATCGCCGTCGACCATCCGTCAGCAGGCGGAGACATCTGAGCGTCCGTCGGTTTCGCGATCACGTACTGCAAAGCGATCATGTCGATCGGGTTGGTGGCATTATAGTCATCTTTCCACTCCGCAGTGACCTTGGTGACTGATCCCCTCGTCTCTGCGCTCGCGCTCACAAGCACAGCATCGTTGGGATCGCCATAGGCGTGTTTCTGGGTCTTCCATGCAGAATAGCCAACCGTACCGACCGACCGGACTCTGAACCACCTGACAATGTTGCCCTCTGCGAGCACCTCGGTGTCTTCATTGATCGTCAATTCCCCAGACGCTGCACGGTTCACGATGGAACCCCACGCATTCTCCGGGGGCGCGGCTGTGTTCCTGACATAACAGGTCTGCGTCTCAGTCCGGAGCAGGATCGCGGTTGACTTGGCGTCATTCTGAACAGACCAGCCGAAAGTCCCGCTGTTCGCTGACTCGTTCTCATAGGTCACAGGCTGGACGGTTGGGATGACCGCTGACCACTTTCCGCTCGTGGCCCATCCGGACCACTTGGGGGTGATCGTCTTCTTGCCGTCTTTCCACTTCTTCCGCCTGCCCTGAACGCGAAACTGCCATGTCTTGACGCCTGTCTGGTTGGATAGCGTCACCGTAGTCTGACTCACAGAGACGTTGACGGTCGTCCACTTGCCCCCGTTCTTACTGTACTGGAACTGTTGGCCTGCACCATAGTCCTTGTCGCCACGTTTCCACGTAAAGGTGTATGTGTTACCGTTTCGAGCAATAGTGAGGCCCGACGGCTTAGTTGTTCCATCTTTCTTTTTCTTTGCCATCTTATGCCATCCTCAACTCTCGCTTGATGGTGCGAGCGACGCTCACCGCAAAAGCCTCCGGATCTGTCGCTCCGTCAATGTTGTA